GTCGTGAAACGGACCCAAAAGGGTCTGAGTAAAGGAGTCTAGTATACCAACAACTCTAGGCTTCAGCTTGCCACCCGAATGGATTAAAGCAAGTTTACCAAGGTTGTAAATATCCGAACAATCTTCAAGTAATACCTTGTAAGGCGTTAACTTTTCGTCAATCCATCCGGAAACATCACCATGATAGTACGTCTCCGCGAATTCAAGAATTTTGTTTTTCATCGGAATATTCTGCAATATTGCAGCTCTATCTAATGGAAAATTAAAAATACTAATTCCATTAGGTCCAGACTTTAAAGAAATTTGGAGTTTTGGCACCTGATAAGAAATAGGTGAATCTCCGCGTGCGTCGTAAGTATCGCGTCCAATCTCGAGAGATCGAATGTTACGCTGGTCTGATAGAGATACTTGTTTTACAAGATTATCTAGAAGATCTTCGAAATGTTCATCTTTTTCGAAGGTTGGGTGCTCAGTGATAGAGCTTAAGTCAGTTTTTGTTAAAATTGTAATAGCTTTTCGGGATGAACAGAGGGTTTGAACATATCGTATAGACTCTATGCTCGTTGAAGTTAGACCGCTTTTAAGCCCGTCTTGTCTTCTTTCAGAAAATCTCTGTGAAGTTGACTTCAGACCGCTTTTAAGCCCGTCTTTCGTCGATGAAAATTCGGTTAAACATCGATATTTTAAATCTTTGCCTAACCATTTAGGCCATCCGTCGGAATCTAATCCAATACTGACTAATTTATGTGAATGCGACTCCCCAGTAAGTAATAAAAGAGAGTCGAAGCTTTCCGCAGTTGCCTTTAAATAGCGCACTAAATAAAGTTTTCCTCTTGATTGGTAAATACGCAGCAAAAATGCTAGGTGTTCATCAATTAGAATCTTACATACTGACGGAAACAACAAGGGTGTAACGGATTGTATTAAGCCAACATATTTCTTAAATTGTTGCGTTTGATTACTATCTTTGTTCACCGGTATAGACATATTCTTACGAACAGTTGCCCATTTCGATGACCGTGAAGTAATATTAGCGGTCGGTAATTTAAGTTTTTTTATTGTCATATATTAGTTTGTTGATTTTTGTTCACTCACTGCTTCTACGGAAGCAAACAGTAAGGGACGCTTGTGGGACAGGTTTTAACAACTTTTGCACGATACACGTTAGATATAAAGCGCGGAGTTGCCCTCAACGAGGG